ATGGGGTGGCTAATGATATCAGATAAACTCATAACGCTGGTGAAGAGCCTCTGTGTACTTGTCGGCATTTCATTTTCACTAATGCTGGTTGCTCTTTTTCTTTCCATGGCCTGGATGGCGTTGACTTCGGCAGGGCTGGTGGGGTGAGCATAAACCGAATGCTTTCCGCGTTTACCGTTATTCTGCTGGTGGTCTGTGGTGCGCTTAGTCTGGGGCTGAATCATTACCGCGATAACGCCATAACCTACAAAGAGCAGCGCGATAAAAAAGTCAGTGAGCTGGAGCTGGCAAATGCAACCATTACTGATATGCAGCAGCGCCAGCGTGATGTTGCTGCACTTGATGCCAGATACTCGAGGGAATTAGCCGATGCGAGAGCTGAAAATGAAACTCTGCGTGCTGATGTTGCCGCTGGTCGTAAGCGCCTGCGCATCAACGCCAACTGTCCAGGCTCCTTGCGTAAAGCCCCCATCACCTCCGGCGTGGATAATGCAACCGGTCCCCGACTGGCAGAAGCCGCTGAACGGGATTATTTCATCCTCAGAGAACGGCTGATGGCAATGCAGAAGCAACTGGAAGGAGCACAGGAATATATCCGTACCCAGTGTATACCGTGATGTTTTGTTATGAAGGTGTTACTGGTAACGTTAAGGTAATTTAACAAAGAGTCAGTTCCGGACTTTATAGTGTGCTCAGTTCATGGCCAAAAACGATTTCTGTGATAAATATTTTGAATATTATTTACAGGTAAATGGAGTGGGGCGCATGGATAGAAATATTACAATAGAGTATGAAGTATATGCCCGTATTGTATGGGCAGAGAAGGCAAAAACATGGTAATTCCGTGTGTTGCCATGATACCTGATTGGCAGAATTGTTGTTTGGTTTTGAGTATATAGTCAGCGTCTTTTGTTCGGTAATTGCTCTTTCAATTAAAATGCCAGATATGATTTGCTTTTCTTTGTTGTTTAGTTTTTTTGTATATTATTTTTATTGTTTTTATATAATTAGTTTTTTATTGTTGTCTTATTAAGGACGGTAAATTCAGGATGGCAGTCTGTAGATAAACGGAGGTTACTTATGCTACATGATCACCTGGCAGAATGTCTGGAGAAAAAAGGACTGTACCGGAGAGCAGCTGAACGATGGGCAAAAGTGATGGTACAGCTAAGTGATGACCAGAAAAGAAAAGTGGCGGCACAGAAACGAGCAGAGTGTTTGCGTAAGGCGCGCCGGACTCCGGTTTCACCGGTGAACCTGACCGAAATAAAACAAGCGGTCAACAGACTACATTCTGAGTTGGGAATGGGATTTGAAGAGCGGCGGGTATTCCGACGATATAAAGGGACAGGAGAACAGAATACGTCCGGAAACGCGCGGTCAAAAAAATGCTAAAAAATATCTGAGAGCGTTATTGCCTGTTACCATAAGAAAAAGCGACTTTAGTGGTCGCTTTTTGTGTCATATATAAGTCGTTTAAGTAAACCTGTCTGAACAGGTGCTCTGGTCGTGTTTGTCTTTGTTGGGTACAAATTGAGAATATTTTTCATTAATTAATCTTCTTCTGCAGGCTTCAATAACCCACGCTGAAAAATTTCCTGAACCTTTCAGATCAAGAGCGATGTTAATTTGTTCAATCATCTGGTTTGGAAATCGGATGTTGCGGGTTGTTGTTCTGCGGGTTCTGTTCTTTGATGACATAATGTTGCCCCATATTCAGTGTTGCTGATTTGTATTATCTGAAGTTGCTTTTACGTTAATTTGATGCAGATCAATTAATACGATACCTGCGTCATAATTGATTATTTGACGTGGTTTGATGGCGTAGATGCACGTTGTGACATGTAGATGATAATTATTATCATTTTGCGGGTCCTTTCCGGCGATCCGACCGGTTACGGGGCGGCGACCTCGCGCGTTTTCACTATTTATGAGATTTTTTGAGGGGGTGGTTGTTGTTTAATTGTTTGGTATATCTAATTGATAAGTAAGGTGAAAATAAAATAAATACAACAACCTTACGATGTGTTTTGATGTCGTCAATGCGAAAAATATCAATGATATCAAATGGTTTTGCAAAAACACATGGTTGTTGTTTCGCTTTTTATCGATGACTTATGGAGAGGAGATGGCCTTTTTATTGAATAAAAGTGATATGGCCTCCTCCATCGGTATCTCTGTTCAGGCATTTGATAAATGGGGCGTTCCTCCTGTTGAACGTCGGGGGAGGGAAGTTTTATATGACGTTAAAACTGTACTGGAGATAGATCGCGAGCGGCGACAACACAATCAGAGAACACCTGATGACGGGGGAGAACTGGAGGAAAGGCTGCTTCGGGCCAGAGCTGAACTGACAGAAGAACAGGCTGTAGCTCAAAAACTTAAAAATCAGGTAACCGAAGGTAAGCTCATCGATTCAGACTTCTGCGTTTTCGCCCTCAGCAAACTGGCGATGGCATTGTCCAGTACGCTTGATTCCATTCCGTTATCCATGCAGCGACAGTTCCCGGATTTAACGCCACGTCATATTGACCATCTGAAAACCCTTATTGCAAAGGGCGCAAATCAGTGTGCGCGGGCAGGGGATAAATTACCGGATTTGCTGGATGAATATATCAGAGCAACAACTGAATAATATGGTGGCCGCCGTTTCGGTTGCGCTGCAGCCTCTGGTCAGGGTTGTACCGATGACGGCAGTTGAATGGGCTGACCAGTATTATTATCTGCCGAAAGAATCCTCATATGGTGAGGGAGAATGGAAAACGCTGCCGTTCCAGATCGCCATCATGAACAGTATGGGGAATGATCAGATCCGCACTGTTAATCTGATTAAATCTGCCCGTGTTGGCTATACAAAGATGTTGCTGGGAGTCGCCGGGTATTTTATTGAGCATAAATCCCGAAACAGTCTGCTTTTTCAGCCCACGGATTCTGCCGCTGAAGATTTTATGAAGTCTCACGTGGAGGCGACGATTCGGAACGTGCCATGCCTGAAAGACCTTTCCCCATGGCTGGGTCGTAAACATCGTGACAATACTCTCACGCTGAAACGCTTTTCATCGGGCGTCGGTTTCTGGTGCCTGGGCGGTGCAGCCGCCAAAAACTACCGTGAAAAATCCGTGGACGTGGTCTGCTATGACGAGCTTTCCTCGTTCGAGCCGGATGTCGAAAAAGAGGGCTCGCCAACCCTGCTGGGGGATAAGCGTATTGAGGGCTCTGTATGGCCAAAATCCATTCGCGGCTCGACGCCTAAAATCAAAGGTACCTGCCAGATCGAAAAAGCGGCCAACGAGTCGGCGCATTTCATGCGTTTCTATGTGCCCTGCCCGCACTGTGAGGAGGCGCAGTATCTGAAATTTGGCGATGAATCCACGCCTTTTGGCCTTAAATGGGAGAAGGACAGCCCCGAAAGCGTTTTCTACCTCTGTGAACATCATGGCTGCGTGATCCATCAGTCTGAGCTTGACCAGAGTAACGGGCGCTGGATCTGTGAAAACACGGGTATGTGGACCCGTGACGGCCTGATGTTTTTCAGCGCCCGGGGGGATGAAATTCCGCCGCCGCGCTCCATCACGTTCCATATCTGGACGGCGTACAGTCCGTTCACCACCTGGATACAGATAGTCTATGACTGGCTGGATGCACTGAAAGATCCCAACGGCCTGAAAACCTTTGTGAACACCACGCTGGGCGAGACCTGGGAAGAGGCCGTGGGCGAAAAACTCGATCACCAGGTACTGATGGATAAGGTGGTGCGTTACACGGCGGCGGTGCCTGCCCGGGTGGTTTATCTGACGGCGGGCATTGACTCGCAGCGAAACCGTTTTGAGATGTATGTCTGGGGATGGGCACCGGGAGAGGAAGCCTTTCTGGTGGATAAAATCATCATTATGGGCCGTCCCGATGAGGAAGAGACGCTGTTACGTGTGGATGCGGCGATCAACAAAAAATACTGCCATGCAGACGGAACCGAAATGACCATTTCCCGTGTCTGCTGGGACACCGGGGGGATCGATGGTGAAATTGTCTATCAGAGGTCAAAAAAACACGGTGTTTTCCGGGTGCTGCCGGTAAAAGGCGCATCTGTCTATGGCAAGCCGGTGATCACCATGCCGAAAACCCGCAATCAGCGGGGCGTGTATCTGTGTGAAGTGGGGACGGACACCGCAAAAGAAATTCTCTATGCCCGTATGAAAGCCGATCCCACTCCTGCGGATGAAGCCACGTCGTATGCCATCCGTTTTCCTGATGATCCGGAGATTTTTTCGCAGACAGAGGCGCAGCAACTGGTCGCGGAAGAGCTTGTGGAGAAGTGGGAAAAAGGAAAGATGCGTCTGCTGTGGGATAACAAAAAGCGGCGTAACGAA